TGGAAGAAATGGTTCGTGAAGCCCTACAGGTTGGTGAGGTTGAGATAGGTACTTCTGACGTGTTCTCTAACTTAGATGAGGTTTTGGATGACGATTACCGACACCCGATTCCTATGGGTATTCAAGGTATTGATAACTTGTTAAAAGGTGGGTTGGCTAAAGGAGAAATCGGTGTAATATTGGCACCAACTGGTGTTGGTAAAACAACAATTTTGTCTAAACTCGCAAACAATGCATTCAATTTAGGGTACAACGTTCTACAAATATTTTTTGAGGACAACCCTAAAATCATTCAACGTAAACACTTCACAATGTGGACAGGAATTGCTCCTGATGACTTATCAAACCACAGAGAAGTTGTAATAGATAAAGTTAAAGAAATTAGGTTAAACACTAAAAATAAGTTAACTTTGAAGAAATTGCCATCAGATACTATGACTATGAATCAAATCAAAAATCAGGTAAGAAAAATGATGGCTGAGGGTAATAAAATTGATATGATTGTTATTGACTATATTGATTGTATTGTACCTGACAGAAAGTTGGAAGATGAATGGAAAAGTGAGGGTTCAGTAATGAGAGCGTTTGAAGCTCTTTGTCACGAACTTCAAATTGTTGGATGGACTGCAACCCAAGGTAACCGTTCATCAATTTCTTCTGAAGTGGTAACAACAGACCAAATGGGTGGTTCTATTAAGAAAGCACAAGTTGGTCACGTGATTATCACTGTAGCAAAAACTCTTCAACAAAAGGAGATGAATTTGGCAACAATTGCAATTACAAAATCACGTCTTGGTAAAGACGGGGTTGTATTTGAGAATTGTAAGTTTGATAACGAATTCTTGGTAATTGATACTGAACAAAGTGTTACCATGTTAGGACTTGAAGAACAAAAAGAAGAAAGAAACAGAACTAGAATTAATGAGTTGTTGAATCAAAGAAGACAACGAGAAACTACAAATAATTAAAATAAAAAACTATGGATAATTACATTTTTAGTATGGCACTAAAGGACCACCGATATGTTGTAAAAAGAAGCGGTGAAACAGTCTTATTTGAATCTGAAAAGATTAAAAGGGCGATTGTTAAGGCAATGGCATCGATTGGAAAGGTTGATGAAGAAATGGCAGATAAAATCGCTAGACTAACAACAAAGAGTATCTTTAAGGGAGATAAAGATAGAGTTCCACACGTGGATGAAATCCATGATATGGTGGAGAATAAACTTATGGATAATGGATTGAACGATGTTGCAAAAGAATACATCATCTACCGTTCAAAACACAGACCAAACATCTTCAATAAAAGAACTAATTTAAAACCGTACGAATACCCTGAATTGGTTGAATACGTGGATGCTATTAGACACTCATATTGGGTTCACACTGAATTTAATTTTACATCTGATATTCAAGACTTCAAAGTACACTTGTCAGAAAAAGAACAAGCGGCAGTACAAAGAGCAATGTTAGCTATTTCACAAATTGAAATTGCGGTAAAAACATTTTGGGGTGATATCTACAAGAGATTACCAAAACCTGAAATTGGAAACGTTGGCGCTACATTCGCTGAATCAGAAGTTAGACACGCAGATGCGTACTCACACCTTATCCAACTTCTTGGATTGAATGGTGAGTTTGAAAATCTGTTGGAAGTACCAGCAATTCGTAGAAGAATCAAATATTTGGAAAAAACAATCACAAATTCTAAGTCTGTAGAAAGTCAGGACTATTTTGAATCTGTTGTTTTATTTTCTATGTTTGTAGAAAACGTTTCATTGTTTTCACAGTTCTTGGTTATCATGTCATTTAACAAACACAAAAATGTTTTAAAAGGTATTAGTAACGCTGTAGAAGCAACATCAAAAGAAGAGAACATTCACGCTGAGTTTGGTTTTGATTTGGTTAACATTATAAAAAAAGAAAACCCATCATGGTGGACAGATGAGTTGGTTGAAGATTTGATTCAGTCCACCAAAGAAGCATACGAAGCAGAAAAAGATATAGTTGATTGGATTTTTGAGATGGGTGACTTGACTTTCTTGTCAAAAGCACAAACTTTAGAATTCATCAAGCATAGATTTAATACTTCTTTGAACGCTATCGGTATTGATAATATTTTTGAAATCAACCAACCTTTGTTGGAAACAACTGAGTGGTTTGATGATGAAATTTTAACAACAAAACATACTGATTTCTTCAATAAAAGAAGTATCAATTATAGCAAAAAATCAAAATCGATAACGATGAACGATTTATTTTAATAAGAATTATTTAAGAAACATGGAAAATAGAGAACCTTTTGATTGGATTAACGAAGAGTCAATTACATTTCTTCGTAGAGGATATTTGAGTGAGGGAGAAGAACCCTTAGAAAGAATTAAAACAATTGCAGAACATGCCGAGAAAATCTTGGGTATTGATGGTTTTGCTGACAAGTTCTATGATTATATGGGACGTGGTTGGTATTCATTATCATCACCTGTTTGGGCTAACTTTGGTAAGAAAAGGGGATTACCTGTAAGTTGTTTTGGTTCTAATGTGGGTGACAATATTGAGTCAATTTTATACACACAAGCAGAAGTTGGTGAAATGAGTAAAATGGGTGGAGGTACCTCAGGTTACTTTGGTAACATTCGTGGTAGAGGTGCTAAAATTACAGACAACGGACATGCTCCCGGAGCAGTTCACTTTATGAACTTGTTCCAAAGTGTTGTGGATAATATTTCACAAGGTTCAACACGTAGAGGTAGATTTTCACCATACCTACCAGTAGAACATCCTGATATTATGGAGTTCTTGGAAATCGGTACGGAAGGATTCCCAATTCAAGATTTAACACACGCAGTGACTGTTACTGATGAATTTATGGAACAGATGGTTAATGGTGACAAAGAGAAACGAGCTATTTGGGCAAAAGTAATTCAACGTAGAGGTGAAATTGGTTACCCATATATCATGTTCACTGACACAATGAATAAAAAAGCACCTGAAGTTTATAGAGACAAAGGAATGAAAATTTACAATTCGAATCTTTGTTCTGAAATTGCACTTCACAATTCAGAAGAAGAGTCTTTTGTTTGTGTATTGTCATCTATGAACTTACTTCATTATGATGAGTGGAAAGACACCGACGCAGTAGAAATGATGGTATATTTCCTTGATGCTGTTGTAACAGAGTTTATCAGCAAAATTGATGACATCCGAAACAGTGGTACCATTGAAGGTCAGAGAGCATTTTTCTACCTTGAAAAAGCATACAACTTCGCTAAGAGACAAAGAGCACTTGGTTTGGGAGTATTAGGATGGCACTCACTACTTCAATCTAAAGGATTACCATTTGATAGTAAGGATAGTGCAAAATTAAACATTGAAGTTTTCAAATTGATTAGAGATAAATCATATGATGCATCGTCTAAATTAGCTGAGATGTTTGGTGAACCTGAAACTTTAGTTGGGTATGGTAGAAGAAACGTTACATTAAACGCAATTGCACCTACTACATCATCAGCGTTTATTTTGGGTCAAGTATCTCAATCGATTGAACCTATTTGGTCTAACGCATATGTTAAAGACGTGGCTAAATTGAAAGTAACCATTAAGAACCCTGTTCTTCAAAAGTTATTGGCATCAATGAAAAAAGACACTAAAGCAACTTGGGACAGTATTAAAAAACAAGATGGTTCAGTTCAACACTTGGACTTCTTATCTGACGAACAAAAGGCAGTATTTAGAACTTTTGCTGAAATTAATCAGTCAGCAATCATTAACCAAGCTGCAGTTAGACAGGATTTCATTGACCAAGCACAATCTTTAAACTTGATGATTTCACCTGATATGCCAACAAAAGATGTTAACAAACTTCTTATGGACGCATGGCAACTTGGAGTTAAAACATTGTACTATCAACACTCAATGAATTCGGCTCAGGCTTTCGCAAGAAAAAAACTTAATCTAAATGATTTAGTTTGCACGAGTTGTGAAGCATAAAACACAAAAAAGTAGATTAATGTATGAAAAACCCGACAAATAAGTTGTCGGGTTTTTTTGTTTCTAAAAAAAATAATAGGAATATATTTATGTAATATGGCGGATGGTAAAACATATGGTATTAATTTTCCTTTTGGACAAAGTCAGGATGGAAAATACCTTTCATTATCTCAAACTCCTGAGGAAGAGATAAGAACAGATTTATTACACCTTATCTTAACAAGAAAGGGTAGTAGATATTATTTACCAAATTTTGGTACAAGAATATATGAGTTCATTTTTGAACCTATGGATGGTTTATCGTTTGAAGCAATCAAGGCAGATATTAGACAGGCGGTTGATGAATTTTTACCAAATTTAGTTTTGAATGATATTACGATTACACCATATACGGAAGAACTTGAATTGATTGGTGACCTAAATATGAGTCAAATTGGTGTGAGTGGTATTTATAGAGTACCGGGAACAGGTGTTGCCGACTATACAGCTAAAATCAGAATTGACTATACTATAACAGACAGTACCTTCGATAGTAAGGATTTTGTTATTATCAATATTTAATGTAAATGGCACAAAGAAGAATATCATACGCAGACAGAGACTTTGAATCACTACGTCAGGACCTCATTAATTACACTCAACAGTATTATCCTGAACTAATTGATAACTTCAATGACGCTTCAGTTTATTCAGTATTTTTAGATTTGAACGCAGCTATCGGTGATAACTTACATTATCACATGGATAGAAGTATTCAAGAAACAGTTCTTCAATACGCTCAACAACGTTCATCTATCTTTAACATCGCCAGAACCTACGGTTTAAAGATACCCGGTAATAGACCATCGGTTGCTCTTTGTGACTTTGCCATTACAGTACCCGCCTTTGGTGACCAAGAAGACACAAGATACTTAGGTATTTTAAGAGCGGGTTCTCAAGTAGTCGGTGCGGGACAAACATTTGAAAATGTTTTCGATATTGATTTCTCATCACAATATAACAGTGAAGGATACCCAAACCAAACCAAAAT